GCTCCTACTTTGTCTGCTTCTGTTGCAACAACTGACTTAATATTAATTGGAAGCCCTACTACTGGGAATGTGTTTGAAACTACTGTATCTGGTCTACCTTTTACAAATAGTGCTGGTGATATTACAAATGTAACTGCAGGCTCAGGTTTAACTGGTGGCGGTACTTCAGGAAGTGTTACTGTTGCTGTTGACTACGCAGGCTCTGACTCACTTGTAATGGAGGCAGGAGATGCTACACCAGATGCAGATGATTTTATTATTTTTGGTTCAGATTCATCAGATGATGGATCTACTAAGAAAATTCAGTTTACAGATGTTGATTTAAGTTTATTTAATAAAGACATTACAACTATAACAAGTGCTCAAGCATCTGCTATTACAGCAAATACTGCTAAAACGGGTATTACTTCTGGACAAGCATCGGCTATTACAGCAAATACAGCAAAAGTTGGCATCACTTCTGGACAAGCCTCTGCTATTACAGCAAATACGGCTAAAGTTGGTATTACGAGTGCACAAAAAGATGCTATTGTTGCAAATACTGCTAAGACTGGTATAACATCTGGTCAAGCTTCTGCTATTACGGCAAATACGGCTAAGACTGGTATTACAAGTACTCAAGCTTCAAACATTACAACTAACAATGCAAAAGTAGGAATAACAAGTACTCAAGCATCTAACATTACAACTAACAATGCGAAGGTTGGTATTACATCTACTCAAGCATCTAACATTACAACTAACAACGCTAAGACTGGTATTACATCCACACAGGCATCTAACATTACAACTAACAATGCTAAGACTGGAATTACATCTGGTCAAGCATCTGCTATTACGACTAATACTTCTAAAGTAAGTGATACTGGATTACCTGCAATTTTAAATAGTTCAGGAGCTCCAACTTTAACAAGTGGAGTAACTGCGGCAGAAGTAAGAACATTAATTGGTGCAGGTACTGGTGGTGGTAGTATGTCAAGTTTTAATTTAAGAGGAGATAGTGGTTCTACCGTAGCTATTAGTCAAGGTTTAATGGTTGATATTGCAGGAGGTACAAATATAAGTACCGCAATGGTAGCTTCAGGTACAACCCGAACACTAACAATTACTAACGGTATAAATAATAATAATCAATTATCAAATGGTGCAGGATATGGTACTTCTAATTTAGCTATTGGAACAACCTCTACTACAGCAATGGCTGGAAATACTACAACTATCAGTTCAGGTCAAGCTTCTGCAATAACAGCAAATACAGCAAAAACTGGAATTACATCTGGTCAAGCTTCTGCTATTACGGCTAATACAGCAAAGACTGGTATAACATCTGGTCAAGCATCAGCGATAACTGCAAATACAGCGAAGACTGGAATTACATCTGGTCAAGCTTCTGCAATAACAGCAAATACGGCTAAAGTTGGTATAACATCTGGTCAAGCATCAGCGATAACTGCAAATACGGCTAAGACTGGTATTACGTCTACTCAAGCATCTAATATAACAACTAATAATGCTAAAGTTGGTATTACGTCTTCACAAGCCGCTAAGATAGTTACAAATAGTGCTAAAGTAAGTGATACAGGTATACCAGCAATATTATCTAATGGTTCGTCACCAACACTAAACTCAGGTATTTCAGCTGCGGAAGTGAGAACATTAATAGGTGCAGGAACAAGTTCAAGCGCAGGCGTAACTTCAGTAGCAACAAGTGGTACTGTAAGTGGTTTAACTTTAACTGGAGGTACAATAACTGGTACAGGTACAGTAACTTTAGGTGGAGCATTATCTTTAACGTCAGCCAATGTAACATCTGGATTAGGATTTACTCCTTATAATGCAACAAATCCATCAGGATTTACTACTAATACAGGAACAACTACTCCATCTAATACACAGACTTTTACTAACAAGAGTGGAAACATTTCTCAATGGACTAATGATTCAGGTTATGTTACTTCAGAAGGTTCTAATAATTTTGTAACAGGTGGTAACGTAACAAGTGGAACATTAACATTAAACAGAAGCGGACTATCTAACGTTAGTTTTACAATTAACAATGTCCAAATAACAAATGGTGCGGGTTATACGACTAATATAGGAACAACTACTCCATCTAATACACAGACTTTTACTAACAAAAGTGGTAACATAAGTCAATGGAGTAATAATTCAGGATACACCACAAATACGGGAACAACAACTGCATCCAACTCACAGACTTTCACCAATAAGGGAGGTAATATTAGTCAATGGACTAATGATAGTGGATACGTTACATCTTCAGGAGGTTCAATGTCAAGTTGGAATCTTACTGCTGATGGCGGCGGAAGTGAAACCATAACTAATACTGAAACGGTAGATATTGCTGGTGGTACTAATATTACAACAGCACGATCAGGTTCTACTGTTACTATAAATAATAGTATAACAAATAACAATCAACTTTCTAACGGAGCAGGATATGTTACCTCTTCAGGAGGCTCAATGTCAACTTGGAATCTTACAGCTGATTCAGGTGGTACTGAAAGCATATCTAATAATGAAACGGTAACGATTCAAGGAGGTTTTGACATTACAACATCACGTAATGGTAATACTATTACTATAACTAACGGTATAACAAATAACAATCAACTTCTTAATGGTAAAGGATACACAACAAACACAGGTACATTAACAGGTGGTGGAGCTGCAAATCAACTTGCGCAATGGAATGCACTTACTGGTCTTATAAACACTAAAATTACTGAAAGCAGTGGTTTTTATAATTTTAATAATTATACATCTACATCTACTCAATCAGGAGCTTCAAGTTTAAGTCCTATTCAAAACGCTCAAGCAGCGACTCAAGATTCGGTAGCACAGTTAGCTGTTGATCCAAGTGGTAATTTAGTAAGATCAACACAAGAAGCAACTTGGACATTTACCACGGCTCAACTTAACGCATTATCAGGTACAAGAGTAACTATACTATCTGCTCCTGGGAGTGGCAAGTGCCTTTGTGTTGAAGAAAGTAACTGGCTTATCGAGTCAGATTCTTCTGCAAGTGGCACTTTTACAAGTGATATTACATGTGAGATTGCAGGAGCAACAGTTTTCTCAGTAGCAACAAGGGTTACTAAAGAACGTTTAACAACATTGGCTGGATCGATTTTTAATGGGCTTGCGATATATACTCGTGATGTTCCAGAAACTGATAAACAACTACAGTTTAATCAACCTATGACTATACGAATCCCAGGTGGAACTAATCAGTTTCCTGCGAAGCTATTAGGCGTAAAATTAAAAATTAGATATAGAGTATTTGATAAAAATACTTTTTAAAGTAAAATTTCATATATTTGTATAAACATTAATAATTAAATCTACTAAAATGGCAGAAAAAAAATTAAACAAAAAAGAATTAGAAAACGTTCAAGGACTGAACACCAAGTTTGTTAATCTTAAAATAGCATTAGCAGACACACTTCTTAATCAGCAAAACCTTTACAAAGATTTAGAAATTGTAAGAGCTGAATTTAAAATAGCAGAAGATGACTTATCTGAAGTTTATGGTAAAAACGCAATAATTGATCTTCAAACTGGAGAAGTTAAAGATTCACCAGAAGAAGATAAAGAAAAAGAATAATGGCAAAAATTAGCAACACAAACGCTTATCCACAGATTAATAATATTAATGCGTCTGATTATTTAATATTAACAGATTCAGATAATTTATTAAAAACAAAAACTTGTACTATTGGATTATTACAAACTTTGTTTGGATTAGACTCGTTGAATGCTAAAATCACTGTTTCTAACGCTGCACTACTTGCTCTTGGCTCAACTAATAAAACACTAATTGCTGCTCCTGGAGCAAATAAAGTATTAGATATTTTAAATATAAGTATGTACTTAGACGCTGGAGGTGTGGCTTACGATTTTGGAAGTAATGGTCTTAATATAGATATTAATAACATTAAATTTGCACAAATTCAACAAGCCAGAATAAACTCGTCTACAGACATAGTTGTAAAGTCAATAATAGGTACTGGTGCAACTGATTTAGCGATTGGTGTAAATCAACCCTTAATATTAACTGCGGATGATGGAAACCCAACACAAGGAACAGGTGATGCTTATTTTAATATAACATATAGAGTTCTCACAGTAGGCTCATCATTTTAATTTAATGGACGTAAGGAAAATTTCTATAGGTGCAGATTACAAATCTGGAGCTATGCATTACATAGTAAATCAAGAAGTATTAGGGGGATCGTATGTGATTCATTTAATACAAGAAGATATAGAGTCTAAATCTTATAAGATATGGATTATGAAAGGCGAAGAAATTTTATTATGGAAAGAATTTAAAACAACCCTTCCCATTTCCTTAGAGTATAATATCAACTTTTAATGAAATCACCATATTCTTTTATTGTTAAACCTTTTGATAATAAAAGGTATAACAACACTGTTAATATAGCAGGTGTAGATTTTATCACCAGTACTTCAGAAGAAAACCATAAAGCATCCAATAGATTTGCAGAAGTTATTGAGCTACCTATAAACTATAAAGGTGAGGTAAAAAAAGGTGATACTTTAGTAGTTCATCATAATGTGTTTAAATTTTATAACGACATGTACGGCAGACGTACAAGTGGTAAAAGTTTTTTTAGAGAAAATTTATTTTTTATAGATCCAGATCAGTTTTATTTGTTTAAAAGTAATGATGAGTGGAGAGGATATGATAAATATTGTTTTATAAAACCAATAGCTATAAAAGATTCTTTTGTTTCAAAAAGTGGAAGTGTTGAACCTTTAATGGGTGAGATAAGATATATTAATAAACAATTAGAAGATTTAGGATTAAAAGTAGGAGACGAAATATCTTTTCAACCTGAATCTGAATATGAGTTTATAATAGATGATGAAGTATTATATAGAATGTTTACTAATAACATTACATTAAAACTTTAATGAATGAATATAAACGAAATTAAATTAGAAATAATAAAAGCTGGTAGACAAGCTGTAACTCAATTAATAAAAGTTGCAAAAGAAGATATTATTAAATATGATACTGAAGATGAATTGGCTGCCGATAGATTAAAAAACGCTGCTGCTACAAAAAAATTATGTATAATGGATGCGTTTGAAATTATAAAAAAAATAGAAGACGAAAAAAATAAATTGGATGGCATCGATATAAAACAATCTAATACACCAAAAGGATTTGCAGAATCACGCTCAAAATAATATATATACTAAAGTTACCAATATTGTTCCTAATATGGTTTTAGCTAAAAAAAACAAAGCTAAATCTTGGGATGTTGGATATAACGAAAAATATGACATTGTTGTTATATCAAAAAACGGCACTATAGGTGATATATATAATATTAATAATTTAAAAATTGCTCTTCCAGCTACACCTAAACTAACTTCTAAATTAAAACCTTCCAATCAATTTTGGAAACCTTCAGAATATCCTAAAATTTTAAAAAGAATACAAACTATATTTCAATGGCATGAAGCTCCACCAACATTTAAAGATGAGTGGATAGAATACATTGAAGAAGAATTTAACAGAAGAGAAAAAGGTTTTTGGTTTTTAAATAATGGTGTTCCTACATATATTACAGGAACTCATTATATGTATTTACAATGGACTAAAATTGATGTTGGACTTCCAGACTTTAGAGAAGCAAATAGAATTTTCTTTTTATTTTGGGAAGCATCTAAATTAGACAAAAGAAGTTTCGGTATGTGTTATTTAAAAATAAGACGTTCTGGATTTTCTTTTATGGCTTCAGGAGAAGGAGTAAATATGGGAACTATAAATAAAGATTCCAGAATTGGAATTTTATCTAAAACTGGTTCAGATGCAAAAAAAATGTTTACTGATAAAGTAGTGCCAATATCAAATAATTATCCGTTCTTTTTTAAACCTATACAAGATGGTATGGATAAGCCTAAAACAGAATTAGCTTATCGAGTTCCAGCTTCTAAGATTACAAAAAAAAATATGTATGATTTAGGTGAAGAACAATTAGAAGGATTAGACACTACAATTGATTGGAAAAACACAGGAGACAATAGTTATGATGGTGAAAAATTACAATTATTATTGCATGACGAAAGTGGTAAATGGGAACGTCCAGACAATATATTAAACAACTGGAGGGTAACTAAAACTTGTTTACGTTTAGGAAGAAAAATAATTGGTAAATGTATGATGGGCTCAACGTCTAATGCATTAGATAAAGGAGGTAATAATTTTAAAAAATTATTTTATGATTCTGATTGTAATAAACGTAATTCAAATGGCCAGACTAAAAGTGGACTTTATAATTTATTCATTCCTATGGAATGGAATATGGAAGGATTTATTGATAAACATGGAATGCCAGTTTTACGTGGAGAAAATTTAAATATATTAGGTATAGATGGAGAAAAAATAGATATAGGTGCTATTAATTATTGGGAAAATGAAGTTGAGTCTTTATCAAGTGATCCTGATGCATTAAACGAATATTATCGACAATTTCCACGAAGTGAATCACATGCATTTAGAGATGAAAGTAAACAGTCTTTATTTAATCTAACTAAAATATATCAACAAATAGATTACAATGATTCTCTAATTATTAAACAACATGTATCGCAAGGTTCTTTTCATTGGAAAGATGGAATTCAAGATTCTAAAGTTATATGGACACCAAACGTAAGAGGTAGATTTTTCGTATCTTATATACCAGAGTCTAATATGCAAAATAGAGTTGTACAAAAAAATGGCAGAAAGTATCCCGGCAATGAACACTTAGGTTCTTTTGGTTGTGATTCTTATGACATTTCAGGAGTCGTAGTAGGTAAAGGTTCTAATGGAGCTTTACATGGTTTGTCTAAGTTTAATATGGATAATTTTCCAAGCAATCAATTTTTTTTAGAATATATAGCACGACCTCAAACAGCGGAAATATTTTTTGAAGAAGTTCTTATGGCGTGTGTATTTTTTGGTATGCCTATTTTAGTGGAAAATAATAAACCAAGATTATTATATCATTTTAAAAACAGAGGATATAGAGGGTATAGTTTAAATAGACCAGATAAACATTATACTAAACTATCTAAGACAGAAAAAGAGTTAGGTGGTATACCAAACACCTCTGAAGATGTAAAACAAGCTCACGCTTCTGCTATAGAATCTTACATAGAAAAACATATAGGTTTAGACATGGACGGTAGTTATAGACAACAAGATGATATGGGTATTATGCCATTTCCAAGAACATTAGAAGATTGGGCAAAATTTGATATTAACAATAGAACTAAGTTTGATGCTGCTATTAGTTCTGGTTTAGCAATTATGGCTAATCAAAAGCACTTGTATACACCGACTAAAGAAAAATCAAAAATAAGCATTAACTTTGCAAGATATAATAATAAGAACTCAGTTAGTCAATTACTTAATAGATGAAGCAAGTAAAAATAAATATACAGGCTGCTGCTTTTCCAGATCAATTTGTTTCAGATTCTACAAAAGATACAATGGAATTTGGATTACAAGTAGGTCAAGCAATACAATACGAATGGTTTAGAAAAGATGGTGGTACATGCAGATTTTATAGTCAATGGGCAGAGTATAATAGATTAAGACTTTATGCTCGTGGTGAACAATCCGTAGCAAAATATAAAAACGAAATTTCTGTTGATGGAGATTTAAGTTATTTAAATTTAGACTGGACACCCGTTCCAATAATTCCAAAGTTTATAGACATTGTAGTAAATGGAATGTCAGATAGATTGTTTAAGGTTAAAGCATATGCACAAGATGCTATGTCAGCAGAAAAACGAAATCAATTTCAAGAAATGGTTGAAGGTGATATGTTGGCAAGACCTATTCTTCAACAAATGAATAAGGATTTTGGTATAGATACATTTAGTGTACCTGAAGAACAACTTCCTGAAAGTCAAGATGAACTTGAATTATTTATGAACATGAAGTATAAGCCAGCTATAGAGATAGCAGAAGAAATGGCTATCAATACTTTATTAGCTGAAAATCATTATCAAGACACACGTAAACGTGTAGATTATGATATTGCTAACTTAGGTGTTGGAATAACTAAGCATATGTTTCTTCCAGGCGCAGGAGTAAAAGTAGACTATGTAGATCCTGCTAATGTTGTTTATAGTTATACTGAAGATCCATATTTTAAAGATTGTTTTTATTGGGGAGAAATTAAAACTGTTCCTATTGGAGAACTTATAAAAATTGATCCAGATTTAACAAATGAAGATTTAGAGGAAATATCTAAATACAGTCAATCTTGGTATGATTATTATAATGGTCAACAACAATATGAAAACAGTATGTTTCATAGAGATACCGCAACCATATTATATTTTAATTATAAATCTACACATTCTTTTGTTTACAAAAAGAAAACAATGCCTGATGGCTCTTTTAAAACAGTAGAAAAAGATGATCAATTTAATCCACCACAAGGAATGATGGATGATGGAGAGTTTGAAAGAATAGAAAAAAGAATTGATGTTTGGTATGATGGTGTAATGGTGATGGGAACTAATATTATGCTTCAATGGAAATTAAGCGAAAATATGGTTCGTCCAAAATCTGCAAGTCAATATGCAATGCCTAATTATGTGGCATGTGCATCAAGAAATTACAGAGGAAATTTTGAATCACTTACCAGAAGAATGATACCATTTGCTGATTTAATACAAATGACTCATTTAAAAATACAACAGGTAGTTTCAAGAGTAGTTCCAGATGGAGTTTTTATTGACGCAGATGGTTTAAATGAAGTAGATTTAGGAACTGGCGCAGCTTATAATCCAGAAGACGCATTACGTTTATATTTTCAAACAGGTAGTGTTGTTGGTAGAAGTTTTACTCAAGACGGAGAGTTTAATAATGGAAAAGTTCCAATAACACAATTAACTTCTAACAGTGGTGCTGGTAAATTACAAATGTTAATTGGTAATTATAATCATTACTTAGATATGATAAGGCAAGTTACAGGACTAAACGAGGCAAGGGATGGTTCTAAACCAGATCCTTATTCTTTAGTTGGTGTTCAGAAATTAGCTGCATTAAATTCTAATGTAGCCACTCGACATATATTAGATGCAAGTTTATATATAGCTCGTACTTTAGCAGAATGTTTAGCAATAAGAACAGCAGATATTTTAGAATACGCTGACTTTGCAGATGAGTTTGCTATGCAGATAGGAAAATATAATGTTAACATACTAAAGGAAGTTAAAAGTTTATATATGTATGACTTTGGTATTTTTATTGAAATGAGTCCTGATGAGGAGCAAAAACAAATGCTTGAACAAAACATACAAATGGCTTTATCTCAAAAAGATATTAGTTTAGAAGATGCAATAGATATTAGAGAAGTTCATAATTTAAAAATGGCTAATCAATTATTAAAACTTAAACGTAAACAAAAACAAGAAGCCGAACAACAGCAACAAATGCAGCAGCAACAAATGGCGGCACAACAACAAATGGAAGCTCAACAAGCTGCAGCTCAAATGAAAATGCAACAAACTCAACAAGAGTTGCAAGGTAAAGTACAGTTATCACAATCGGAAATGGAATTTGCAATTCAAAAATTACAAGTTGAAGCTAAATTGAAAGCTGATTTAATGGCAGAAGAATTTAGTTATCAAATGCAATTAAGAGGTGTGGAACAAAGTGGTTTACAAAAAAGAGAATCTGAAAGAGAAGTTTCTAAAGATAATCGAATAAGTCAACAATCAACTCAAACTTCAAGAATGATAGAACAAAAGAAAAGAAATCTTCCATCTATAAATTTTGAGTCTAATGAAGATAGTTTAGATGGTTTTGATTTAGCTGAATTTAACCCAAGATAATATGTCAAAACAAAGAAAAATAACTGTCAGAGATAAACC